TACCTCTATAACCCCAAGCTTCTAAACTTAGTTTAAGTCTAGTCTTACGACCCTTCTCATCAAACAATCTACCTCTAGCACTACCCATTCTAACTAGGAATGAACCTTTGCGTCTAAGTTGCATTGGAGAACTTGGTCTCCCTTTAACTGGTGGTCTTAGATTACTTCCAGTTGCTCTATTGTATCTTGATCTGCCTGATGCACTTAATCCACCCTTCCTGCTTTTGTCAGAACTTCTTAAACTAAACTTTGCCATACTTCTTTGTGTTAATACTTATTGGTGCTTGTTTCTTAACTTTTAAATTATGACGTTTACAAAGTAAATCCACAATACATTTAGAACAAGCTTTAACGTGTTGCTCTAATTTATTCATCATTGGTTTTTGGCAGAATATACATTTACTCATACTTCATTACCCCAGCTATCCCAACCTTCTGCTTTTTGTCTAGCAAATAGTTCTATTCTTGGTAGATCGCCACATAATTCTACAATATCATTTCTGACTCTATCTGGCTTCCTGCTGTGTTCTCTACGTTTACTCATAACTAATTGTCTTACAGATTTAGATATTCTTTTGGGTTTACCTTTTGTTGCAAGTAAACACATCTCAGGATTTGCTCTAGTCCAATAACCGAGTCCAGTAAAATATCCTTCTACTTTATTTTCTTTAACCCAAGTAAAAGCAACTGTCTTGTACTTAAAGCCCCAAGCTTTAATAACTTCCAAAGCTTCAGGTAGCATTGGGTCAATAACCCAAATAAATAAAATGCAATCATTATTAGATATACTATCAATAGGTAAATTACAAATATCAGTAAAAGACATACAATTATAATGCTGTGTAGCATTACGTCCTTCACCTTTAGAACTGTAACTTTTGAAATACCAAGCTGGGTCAGCATAGATAATATTATATTTCTTGTTTGGGAATGGTATCATTCTCTACTTCCTTTAGTTCAATAACTTCTTTTGGTTCTTCAACAATATCATAAATAGGTAGTGGTGTATTCTCATCTGTGTTTTGTATTTTGTCAGTTTGTCCAAGATAAACTTTACCTAACCACATAGCCATTATGCTTGAGTTTAATTTAGTAGCTATATCAAATTGTGTTTTTCTAATTGCTTGTTTTGCATTAGCAACCCCAACCTCGTATGCTTCTTGTGCTAATTGGTTTCTATTAATCGTAGATTCTGAGCAACCAATAATTCTGCCTATTTCGGCTTTGCTACACATATAACTAGCCATGTTCTTTATTTGATCTAATATTTTAGGGGTAAATTCAAAATTGGGTCTCCCTATCTTCTTAGAATTGTCTATTAGTTGTATCTCCTTATCCATATTAACCGACTATGTTCGTTAAATGTTCTATTAATCTTTTTTAAGAGATTTGTAAAGGAAGTCTAATAAATCTTGGTTTTGATAAAGTGTATGACAGATTCCATTAGCTATTGAATTGCATATAAGTTCTTCTGCTTTAGCTGGTAAGTCTAGTTTGTATTCGTCATGTATTAGGTGGCAGATTTCATGGATTATTGTGTTAGACATTTGAATATTGTCTAAAGATTTATCTAGGGTAATTGTGTTAGAGTCGCAGTCAAACTCACCAAATATCTTTTTTTTAGATGCAACTTCTTTTTCTATGAAGTTTAATTTAACTATCCTACTTCCAAAGATAATCTGTTTCATCTGTATCTTGATACTATCTTGGCTATCTTTTTAGGTTGTTTAGAAAATTGTTTGCCTTTTCTTTTTGCCATTCTTTTGGCACGTGTTGTTTGTGCGTATTGAGATGATGACAAAGCTTTGATAGCACGTTCAGGAAGGTATCGTTCTCCAGTCTTAGAACTTGGTTTGCCTGATTTGGTTCTCCATTTTTGTTGAGTCCAATTCATCAAGTCTCTTTGTGATTTCTTAATCATCTATATCCACCACCTCTTGCTTTGTAAGTCTTAGCTAATAATTGTGCTTTACGTGCTGACCATTGACCAGCTTTTGTTCCAGCGACTGCTCTACTTTTTATTGAGTAGAATAGTTTTTTTCGCATGGTAGGTTTTGTATAATTACCAGCTAAATTAACTGAACTCTTTTTTCTTCTTTTCATTTTTTCTTTTTAGGCATCTTTAGTGGTTTAGGTTTGTAAACTCTATAAGTGCCTTTAGCTTTGCGATTAGTGTATAAAACTCCAATACTGCTAGAGGTGGTTTCTCCTGCCATTATTTCTTTTTTTTGTTTTTCATTTTAGCAGGTCTTCCTACTTTGCTTCCATACGTTCCTTTACCTTTTGGCATTATATTTTATCCTTTATTTTGGTTATCATTCTAACTATCTCAGTTCGGTAAGTTTGTGAAGTAGAATAGTTTTCTAATGTTTCGGCAAGTTTAATTGGGTCTTTAGTTCTAAGTCTTGTTTGTCTAAATTTTGAATAAAAATTATTATTGTTTAATATGTTGATGTAATCACGAATACTTGCACATTTTGTTTTGTAAGTTTTAACTCTCCAAGTTATTGATGCTGGTTGTTTAAGTGGAAGCATACCATTTGTCGTATTAAAAACTCTAATGCCCATAAGGTTATTGCCTTCCACAGCAAATCTACTTGTTCCATGATTTGATTCTATAATTGCCTGAGCAACTATAAGAATTGTAGGGATTTGCTGGTCTTTGCGTAATTCTAAATTTATATATTCAATACATCTTTTTGTAGTATTAATAAATTTTTCATTAGAACTATTATCTATTCTGGGTTCGTAAAACCCAATGCGTTTTATTTCTTCTATTGTTTTTTGTCTTATTTTTTCTTGTGTTTTAAAATTCGGATAATATCCGCCAAGCGAAAAAACAAAAAATACAAATAAAGAAAATATGCAAAAGTAACATAGTTTTCCACTAAGTTGATTAATGTTCATTGATTAAGGTGTTTGATAACCTTCCAGCTTTTCAGCTTATCTGTGATTGAGTTTATTCCTCGTCAGAATCTAAATCTTCGTCATCTGAGAAATCTTGATCTTCGTCAGAATCTTCGTCAGAATCCTCGTCATAAGTCTCATCTGCTTCCATCTCCTCAAGATGATCTTCTAACATATCTCTCAAAGCATCTAGTTCTGTATTGAACTTGTCTTGTGCCTTTTCAAGTTTAGCTATTATCTTTTCTATTTTCATAACTATTTCTCCAGTTAGTTTTTAAGTCCGAATAAAGATATTTATAGGTTATGTAAATATATAATTTTTAAAGAACTAAATAGATAATAAAATCAAGAGTTTAGTTTATGTAGAACCCATTTTTCAAAGTCATCTGCATCAAGTTTCCCACGCATAATTTCAAATTCGTTAAGTTCTTTAGGTTTTTCAATGATCTTGGTCTTTAAGTCTTGCAAGGTAGGAATAGCAATTTTCTTAGGTTTATCAGTCATACTGCTAAGACTCATATCATTTTTATTACTACTATATAGTATATTAGTAATAGTTGTTGTTCTGTGTGGCGATTCTTGTTTCGGTTTTGACTCTATGTCTTGATATTTGCTATATTTTACAATGCTAAATATGCTTAAACGTTTGTGCAGTTTATGTTTCACGTTACCTGACTTAACTAAATTTTTAATAACAGTTATTACATTTCTTGTGGATAATTTAAATTTCTTTGCTAAGTCCCTATAAGCAATAGCTATTTCACCTCTATTTAAATTTAACTTCTTTTTTCTATAAATTACTTGGACTGGTTTATGTGAAGCCATAGCCACCAAATAAATAAATACAGCTACTTCAAGTTGATTGTTAAAATCTTTAGAATTAAATATCTTCCTATGTAAAGCTATCCAACCATCATTCATTTTAAATCTTCCCTTACAAGATCTATCACTTTATTGGTGAATGATCTTAGTCCATTTTTTTGACAATCTTTTACTGATGCGTAAATGCTAAACCAAGACTTTTTATAATCTTTGCCAATCTGTGCAAAAGACTTTTTAGTGATTGATCTAATTACTGCTAGTAAAACTTTATTATGTGGGACTGCAAAGAAGTTAATATCTTTGTATAGTTTCTTATCGCAAAGAATCTTTTTTGTTGATTCTGATATGCTCTCGGTAGTCAAGTTTGCCATTATATTTACCTTCCATTTTGGCTTGGTTAATTTTTTTACAAGGAGATATGATACTTAATTTCATACTCAAAGCAATAGGGTTTATATTAAATTTATAGAAGAAATCAAGTTCTCCAATTTCATGTTGTAAGTTATGGCAAGTAAAACACATTGGAATACAATAAGCATCATCTCTAACTCCTTTGCCTACATTACCTACTTTTGGGATTGATCTTATATGACAGCATTGAACCTGAGTATTGTTACCACAAACTACACAAGGAAATGATGCTACGAACCTTCTATGCTTTTCTGAATTAATTATGTTTGCCTTCGGAATTTGCACTATTTTTTTTTCTTGGCTTTTCTTGCAACCGATAAAGCAATAGCAACAGATTGGCTTCTTGATTTGCCAGATTTCAATTCTGTACGAATATTTTTGGCTATTGATTTTTTAGAATATCCTTTGATTAATGGCATTGATTCTCCATAGTTTTACGTGTGGTAGGGAAGGCACTACCACACAATTAGTAGTATTATCAATAATAGAACAAAATAGCAACGAATTATGTAAGATAAGTCATTGATATTAAAAGCATATATCTTTAGAATTATCAACTTTAAAGCTTGAAGTTAATGTTTTTATAATTATATATTTTTAATATGGAAAACAAACAAGTAAAAATAGAAGAAGCAAAAAAAGAAATAATGAAAGTTCTTGTAAAAGAAAATGCTTCATTAAATCTTAGTGTTGAAAAGCTAGAAGCTTTTGCTAATAGATTAGTAAATAGTTATTTAGCTAATAAAAAAGACTAACTAAACATAAAGGGAAATATGATTACATTAACTGAAAAAGAAACAAAGTTAGTTGATTATCTTTTGGCTAATACTGATGGTTCTGATGGACATCTTTGTTCAGAACAATTTATGGACTTAAAAGAACTTGGTTGGTCAATGGAAACATTAAAAGGTGTTTTTGGTTCTTTAGTAAATAAACAAATTTTGTATTATGGAGATTTTATAGAAGATCATAATGCAGAATGTTATCATTGGAACATTCCAGTACATGAAGAACGACAAGGTTTAGATTATAGACCAATAAATTCTGTAAATGAATTTTTGTTGAGATTTAATGAATACAAAAAACAAAATAAATTAGAGAATTGGTTTAAAAAATAACTAAAACAAAAGGAAGGAAAATGACAAACAAAATAAAATATACTGGTGAAGAAAATGCACCATGTTGGACTGCCGACCCTCAGGGTTGGGATAGTTGGTTCTTAGCTTTTGCTAATAGATACA